GCACGGTATCGCCAGTACATTTTGGATGTGAATTGGACTCAAAAAACAACCGAATGGCACAACAAAATCTGGCACCTACATTGTAAGTTAAAAGACCTTAATGTGCGGCACTTGTTCTACAGCGGCAACAGCACATTCAGTGACATACCAAATCAAAGAGATTGGCAAAATCACTACCTCCAACCTTACTCAAGAGAGCACAGTTGGAATGCCATACTAAAAAACAACGGATTTGAGCATGTGAATCCCAAAAGTTATCACTTTGGAGCCAATGGCCATAGATTTTGGTCAGAATATGTGTTACAATACATGAAACAACACAAACTTCTGGACCGCCCTAATGAAATATCTACTGATTGATACTGCCAACATGTTCTTCCGTGCCCGCCATTCAGCACACAGGGCAAGTGATACTTGGACTAAATTGGGCTTTGCGCTACATCTAACCATGATGAGCGCTAACAAAGTGGCTAGACGTTTTGGCGTAGACCATGTGGTTTTTGCATTAGAAGGGCGCTCGTGGCGCAAAGATCACTACAAACCCTACAAGGCCAATCGTGCTGTGGCCCGCGGTGCCATGAGCGAAACCGAAGCAGAAGAGGACAAGCTATTTTGGGAAACGTATGATGAGCTGACTAAATACTTGTCCGAGAAAACAAATTGTAGCGTGATCCGTTGCGCAACAGCAGAAGCGGACGATATCATAGCCCGCTGGATTGCACTACACCCCCAAGATGAACATATTATTGTCAGCAGTGACTCAGACTTCGTCCAGTTGGTTGCACCCAATGTGCAATTGTATAATGGCATAAACGATCACCTGTTCAGTGTTGATGGTGTAACAGATGCCAAAGGCAACCAATTGAGTTTTTCAATCGAAAGCAATTCAAAGATCAAGGTAGGCAAAGCTGACAAGAGCTTTGTGACTCCACCTGACTATCAGAAGTGGGTGTTGTTTTTGAAATGCATGCGTGGTGATCCTGGTGACAATGTGTTCTCGGCATATCCAGGCGTACGTGTGAAGGGCACTAAAAATCAAGTAGGTCTTACAGAAGCCTTTGAGGACCGTGACAAAAAAGGATACTCTTGGAACAATCTCATGTTGCAACGTTGGTCCGACCATGAACAAGTTGAACACAAGGTGCTGACAGATTACGAACGCAATGTCATACTGATTGATCTCACAGCACAGCCACCAGAAGTGAAAGATGTAGTAGACACAGTAATCTGTGAACAAGTTAGTAACAAAGACATAGGCATGGTAGGCGCACACTTTCTCAAATTCTGTGGCAAGTATGAACTCACCAAGCTGAGTGACCAAGCTGAACCAATTGGTCGCTGGCTGAATCAAACATATCAAGGAGTATTAAAATGATCGTAGCAAAACCAGTAATTGACAACCAATACTGGATCCTCAAACAGGACAATCAAAAGATTGGCAACATTGAAGCCAGTGCAGATGGGTATGTTGTAAAAATACAAAATCAAGTATCCAGTTACAAAACCATGCCCATGGTTAGAGAAGTAATTGACATCACTTTTGAACCTTCCGAAACAGTCACACCACCGCCTAATGATTCAGTTCACGGCTACGAAACTGGATGCAAGACCTACAACGGCTTGTGGAACGTGCGGCTAAAGTTACCACTGTTTACCAAACAAGACAAATCTAAATCGTGGTTTGCGGCCGGATGGTACACAGTAAAACAACATCGTACATGGAAGATTGTGCGTAATCCCAAACTGATTGCACTTGAGCGTTACAAGTATCAAGGTCCATTTTACACCAAGGAGCAGGCGCATGAATCCCTTTCGTGATCAAGAAAAATTTATGAAGGCTTGTGATCAAAGTGTAGGCGAATTCAATCAAGATCAGTATAAATTATATCTGGCTCTTATGGAAGAAGAGTGGAGAGAATTGAAATCTGCTTTGCTTATGGAGAACAAAGTAGAACAATTAGATGCGCTATTAGACTTTATTGTTGTTACTATTGGTGCTGTACATAGCGGTGGCTTTGACGGCGAAGGTGCCTGGAAGGAAGTCATGACAACTAATCTTGCCAAAATTGATCGAGACACAGGCAAAGTGCGCAAGCGTGAAGATGGTAAAGTACTCAAGCCAGTGGGCTGGACTCCGCCTGATCTTAATCCATTTGTTAACAAATGAGTTTACACATCAATCGGTTTATTGACTCAATTAAGGCAGCAGAAAGCCGTGGACAAAAAGACCTTATTATATCCATACGTGATGCTAAAGACTTGCATGGTGACATAACCAAACTACTGCTGGCACTAGAACAATCGCGTAAGGAACAGGCCAGTCAAAATAAGCCGATTGAAGTAGTTTTGTCGGGTGGCAGTTTTAAATCTGCATAGTTATTGGGATAAATAAACACGGAGTTTATCTATGTCACGACCCAAACCACAAGTGTTGATTGAAATTACCAACAAACAAACTTACAAGATCGAGCAAGTATTGGCCTCGGAAGGCGTATGGGCAGTTTTTTATGACAACAATCCAATCAATTTAAAAACGTCAAACATGCTTACTCAGTATCCTGGGCCCAAGTATAAAAAAGTTAGTTTTTCAAATCCTGGACATGCCAAGAATCTAGCTCGCAAACTCAACACACAGTTTCATACCACAAAGTTTTCGGTGGTGCTCTTAAAGTCCGGGGACGTTGTGTACCCCAATGCTAACTAAACAATCAATCACTCAACAGATATTGACAGGTCTTCCTGAGGATGATCGTCCTACCTATGACGAAGCTTGCAAGTCATGGTGGATGAACTTTAGAGATGGTGGTGGGTTTAGATTGACCAATGCCGGATACATGGCCATTGGCACTTGTGATTTAGAAACATACACATTTGATGCTCCGACTAACATAGTTGCTATTGCCAGACATTTGTTAATTTTAGATAAAAAATTAGATTGCCCTTACTACATCAAAATTGGCAAGCAACCACAAATTATTTTGTTTGGCAGCCGGCAGGCAGTGATGTTGGCCATGTACGGTGATCTAGAAAAGTGGTTAAAATATCTTACTCGCACATGATTGTGCTTGATGCACAAAGTTTGATCGTATCCATTTAGGGTATGTGTCAAGAACAAAATCTTTCTGGCGTTCTAATCTTTCTTGATATGATGTAAGATCACGATTACCTAGTATTAACTGTTGATTGAGTTTTAGCGCAGTCTCAACTCGTTGATCATTTGGTAACCAATCATACGATGTGTCCACTAGGTCTTCAAACATATCAAATCCCAGTTCTTGGCAACTTTGCACCACGCCCGGATGACCAATCACAATTGGTATCTGTTTGGCAATCATTGCCTGTAGAGTTTTTTCACTAATCACTCCGGGTCGATCATCGTACTGAGTTTCAGTAACAATGTTCACAGCACACTGGGCATACAGTGGTGCTAAACGCACAAAGTTTTCATCATTCTCAGTGCCACGGTAACTGGAATAGTCCCATTGATCAAGCAGTATCTCATCACCATAACTTAAAATTCCGTTGGGCCAGTGTTTCAACACATCTGCCGCTCGTTTTCTATGACTGCAGGTTCTTCCGTTTAGACATTGCCAGGCACGTGACCTAGATTGTGTAAAATAGTGTTGCCATTCTGTTTGTCGTTGTGCAATGGATTCGCAAGTGTATAGATTGTGATTGTTGTATTCAATCAAACTGATTGCACCTTGGTAACATTGTTCCAGGCCGTGACTCATGTGGGCAACTACAACTTGATTGCAACGTGATCCATATTTTGCTTCAACTTTTGCAAGTTCTCGAACAGGTTGCCCTGTTGAAACAAAATCTTGAAAATGTAATACCAATAATGTTTTAGAGCCAAATTCTATGTCAGGCAATTTTAATGGCCAACCATGATCATAGTCGTATGGTGGTTGAAAACAGTTGTAAACTATAACTGACTTTATATCTAAAGAGTCGAAAGTGTGAGCCATTAATTGGTCATACCGCATTTTCATGTCACTAACCCATAACTTTCCCACTCAATTGATTGATCAAACCACTCGGGCGTAAAAAAAATATTGTTGCTTTTGTACCATGTTTCGAACACAGTTACACACAACTCATCAGTTGGTCCTACTGATCTTGTAAACGGACTGTTGTATTCGTACCAACTGATTCCATAATCTGCATCTGATGGTGTTAACTTAAATAAAAATTGATCTCCAGGTTCTGCATTGCAACATTTGGCAAATTGGTCAAATGTTGTGATTTCCATCCAATCTGTGAACAAGTGTGCATTTTTTGAATGAGTAGCAAGGAATGCTGGCAATCGATCCATACCACTAATGCGTTGTGCTAGTTTAATCCTGCTTTCGCCAACACCAGTATCAAAATGTCCATCACTGTGATGCAAGATTAAAATTGGTTTTTTTACTCCTTGTTGCCTGATGTTGTGACTCCATAGATTAAGTTTTACAAGATTGGCAATATTAAAGTGATTGCGAGCATCTGCTAGGAATCCATCTAGTCCATCTGATTGTATCCACTCGTTTGCTTGATCACACAGGTCTTGCAATGTTTGCCATATTTTTATGTGGTTGTATTGTGCAGATGGATTGAAAAACAAACAATGTTGTCCTTGGTGTAAGCTGTCACGAATTGGATCAATATCAGCTGGCCAATTTATATGCATCATGTCCATGAATTATTTTATTTTTTCAATTACGCCAGGCCACCACTGAGCAAAATCTGCTGGCCAGGCCTGTTTCATCTTGGCCAGCAACTGTTGATTGTGATCGGCAGCCGCCAGGCATCGCTGTTGAACTTGTTCAAACGGCAGTTGTTTCATGGCTTCTACTGACTCGTGACCATCACGCACAAAGTCTACCATGCGATCACCAAACTCTCCAGTTTGTTTTTCCAAGTTGAAATCTGTACGATGCTGGACCAAGTCTGACATAATATCAAAGCCCATCTGCACAAGTCGTGCAGTGGTGTAGCGACCAGCATACACCATGAATGGTACAGGTGTAACCAAAGCTCTAAATGTTTTTTCACTCAGTGCAATACAAGTGTCACTACTGTAGGTTTCAATTACCAAGTTGAGCCAGGCCTGTACATGTGACTGTTCTACACTGTATTCATG